ATGTCAGCAAGTTCAATATCGGATCACATCGGCCGCATTGGTGAAGATGAGTTCCAGAGACTGGCTAATAAGGCCAAGCTAATCATAGCAAAGCCTGACCCAGATAGAATCGGAGTCGACAGAATAGTCGAGTTCGACCCGGATACAAGCATATCTGGAACATCTCATGACAAAAAGCCACCGGCAATATCGTGTTTATTCCAGATAAAGACGGTGCTGCATAGTACAAACAGGATACATCTCAGCCTATCTGTCGCAAATAGGCTAGCAAAAGACCCTAAGCCGTGCTTCATTTGCGTAATGAAACTCGACAAGAATGAAAACATATCCGATATACGCTTCATACATATCATCAATGAAAACATTTCTCATATATTGAAGCGACTTCGTGAAGAATCATTAAAGAAAAATACAAAAATACACCTGTCTAAAATCTACTTTGATATTAGCAAAGGCACCCCTTCAGGACTAGACCATGTCTCATTCAGATCTACTATTGCTGCGATGATACCTTCTGATATGAATAGCTATGCAATTGACAAGATAAACCAATGCAAAACGATAGGTTATGACGAAAAAAACCGTTATAAAATCAACATTACTTTTGACGGATATACCCAATCCGATATAAGCGAGGCGCTAATCGGAAAGAAAACACTTCGCGCCACAAGCCTATCTACGCACGAGACACGGTTTGACATTACGTTGCCTGACGCAATCTTGCACGAAAGCGGGGGGAGCGAAGGAACAGTATCATTCACGCCTACTTTCGAGAAGAAAGCCGTTTTGATTATTGAGAATAAACTAACTGAAGAGCGCGCATCAACGAAAGTAAATGTTACATTTGGTGCTTTTCCAGGAATTGATATTGAAAACATGCACTGGCTACTAAAAAACGATTTTCTAGACATAGTTATTGGGAATAATAAACTTAATGTCACAAGCGCCGGCCCCCTAAACGAACTCACCGACCGTCCGCTTCGGGAGTGGATGGAGGTTTTCACTTTTTGGCACGTGTTTGGTGACGGCGAGGTCTCAATAAAGATTATGTCCGACGACGGAATGACTCTGAGGACTGGGAGCGCCAAACTCGAAAGTTTGGATAATTCAAAATACATAGATGGCACTTTGAAAGTAATCCAGAAACTTTGCGTCATACACAAAGACAATATGAAATCAGACATTAATTACAACATTAAAGATATCGTTGACTCAGCCAAGAGAATTTTAGACATATTTGATTTTGTGGACGCGCGCACCGACAAGAGCATTTCCTTTGAATTTTTAGCCCCAACGGAAGAATCTATACTATCAGATATATTAAAGCCACGTTTGGACTCCCTTTACTTTGGAAGAAGAATCGTATGCGGCATACAGACCGCTTACGCCGCTAAGATCAACATCACAGGCGAGAAAGTCGGTGAGATCGTTAAATTTTCGTCGAACACTATAACCCCTTTGCAAGTGTCCTGTATTGATAAAGGTGACGACGAGTACAACGAATTCATATCTCTAGTCGAAACTATTAGCGGCATAAATATGAAAATGATTTCTGATGACGAGTAAACAGACGGCTTTATATTATTAGAGAGCATTAAGGGAGATGATCACTATACATTCGGGAGCTAATTTTACAGCGGAGACCGCTGAGATTTCAACCTACCCTACCTGCCGTCGCAACACCCGCGTTACCTCAACCGCCTTGCGGATCTCCAGCGGGCGGACGTTGTTCGGTGGCGGCTCGTTGATCGTCGAACAGATCACACGGGCGCCCTGTCGAAGGATGACCACGCGGCCAGGCCGCGCCTTGACCGCCTCGTCAAACCCCGCTCGACCAATGTTGGCGTGCATCGTGGCGGCCATCAGTTGAGAGAGAGACCGGCCGCCGCTGCTCCACTCTTCGACGCGAAACACAAGCTCCTTCATCGGGTCGACCTTTTCGACCGGGCGGACCAGGTAGGCATTGGCGGGGCTGATGCCACACGCATGACAGCGAAGGCGCGGAACGATCTCTTCAAAGAACCCGAATCGTGTAGAGCGCTTCAGGCGATCGAGCTGAAGATATGTTGTCGTCGCACATGAAGCACATTCAACGGCCAGCGATTGCCAACCTGCGGTCTCCGCCTGGACAATCGAGAAGCCGAAATATGAGGTGAGCTCGAAGGTGCGTTCCATGCCATGGATATGCCACAGGAACAGATAGTGAACAACTGACAGCGATTGTCAGCGACGGGAACAGACAGGGTGAGACGGACCAGTTACGCCGCACCAGCCTTCCGCTCGATCCACTTCCTCATGTAGTGGAACCCGCCTTCCACGGCCGTCATACCGGTCAACCCGACGAGGAACGCCGCCAGCAAGTCACTCTGTGCCCGGTTGACGAACTCGGTGACGTCGACCACGCCGACGAAACCACCGGCCCAGCGGAGCACCGCCCATGTGGCGCCGGCCGCGACCTCGCCGGCGTAGAAGACCAGCAGCACGCCGCCAGCTGTCTCCGCCAATCGTTGACGCCAAGACTTGCGCGGTGGGAACAGATTCCGAATGTAGGTGCCCGCCAGCGCCGGAGCAACTTTGCTCATGATCACCCCCAGAATTTCGGCCGCGCCAGGGATATGCGGCCCGATGTCTGCCATGTCTGCCCCATGATCTGATTGTGTGGACGGCGGGACGCCTTGCCCCGCCGCCGGGATCGAGCGGTCAGCGCGACCGCTTGATGGTCTCGTTGTTGCCGGCGATCGTCCGCGCTGCCTCGATATCGTTGGCCGCGAGATAGACGGATGATTCCGGCTTCAGGCGCACGAGAGAGACGCCGTCGCAGACGGGCACGGTGCTAGCGCACCCCATCGCAGCGAGCCCCGCCGCCAAGACGGCGGCAAACCTCGGCAGGAGTTTCGGCAGCAAGCGTCTCATCAAGGATTACCCTTTCCCTTTGCGCCTTCAGCGCTGTTCGATCCTGGTCGGCGCGGGCGTCCGACCAGCCCTTGGCGTAAAGCCGCCAGCCCGCCACACCGAGCCCCGCAGCAATGGCAAGACAAAGGGCAAGGCGGAGTGTGGCGCCGCTCATGCGAGCGCCTCGGCGAGCTTCTTCTGGCGCTGGCCAGCCCACCAGCGCCAGGCAGCGCCGGCGGCCGTGACGACGGCCGTGGCCACCACGACGCCGGCGACAATGTTGGTGATGGCCTGATTGCCGCCAGCCAGCGGCATGAGCTGATCTTTCGCAGCTGTGAGGATGCCGAGCAGGGAGAAGCCGGTAGACATGCCGCCACCGGCCACCATGTCGCCGGCGGCCGTCGACGGTGCCTTGCGGGCGTCGCTCGCCAGCGCCTTGGCAGCGCCGGCCGCGTCATAGACCACCTCGGGACCAACCGAGCCGCGCGCCCAAGCCTGCCCCACGGCGAGCACCTGGCGAAGTCTCTTGCTCCAGCCGTTGCCGTAAAACTTCCAGCCTTTCAGCGCCCGCAAGAACGCATCCCGAAGCTTCAGGATGTGCACGATCAGCGCATCATGATCGGCGACGGCCACAACGGCAGCGATCGTCTGCGGGCCGACCAGACCGTCGACACGATCGAGACCGAGCGCGCGCTGAAGCCAGCGAACGGACTGGGCAACACCGCTGTGCACCGCACCGTCGAACACGACATAGCCGACACCAGGCGGCAAGCTGTCGCCCTTCACGAGGTCCCAGTAGCGGCCGCGATAGATCGCCGCTTTCTCCTCATCGGAGATCCGGGAAACAGACTGCCGGCCGGCGCCGACAGACTTGCGGTAGGTGTCATATACAGCCTGGGTGATACCTGCGTTGGTGGCCCCGCCGGGGTCTCTCGGATCGTCGACAAAGCCGCCCTCGATTACGAGGGTCTTATCGAGGGCACGTTCAAATTCCTTCATGGTAGAACCTTTCTTTTGGAACTTGAGCGCGTCCCTCCCGGAAAGGTGTCGTGTCTGCCTAGAGCGTCATGGCCTCCCGCCAGGCGTCGTCGATCTGTTCGGACGTGAGGCCGAACGTCGCGCCAAGCTGAGCGATCAGGGGATGGTCCCTGCGATACTCGCTCGCATAGTCCCATTCGATCGCGGCCGCGTCGCGCTGGTCGGCCGACAAGGCGGCGATCGCCGCCGCGACGTCGGCGGGCTTGATGCCGATCTTGAGCAGCCCGAGGCGGAGCTGACGGGCGGTGAGTGACGAGAGCGGGGCCGGTTCGGTCGGTTCCTGCTCCGGCGTGATCCACTCGCCGGCGACGAGGCGCCAGCCAATGGCCGTACCTTCGGGGCCGGCGACAGCGCCGAAGTCGGCAGGGTCCGTGTCACCGTCTATCACGATGAGGTTTGCGACAACGCCCGAGGCGTCGAGCTGATAGGCAGTCTTCGCCATACTCAGAACTCCAGGATGATTGCTAGGCCGGCACCGCCAGCCTCAGGAACGTTGTAGGAGCCGCGACCACCAAACCCGAAGCCTACCCCTCGACGACCATCGTCCGTGGATGCACAACCGGGGCACCCAAAGCCAAACTTGGAGTCACCGCCCTTGCCTCCAATGCCCTGTGCCTCTCTGCGATGCCCATGCCCACCGGGGAACCGAAGTAGACCGATCACCTCCGAGCCGAAGCCGCCCCCACTGCCGCCGGGCGTTGTAGTCGCAGTTGAGCTGCCACGATTACCGGGAGCCCCGCCATTGGCCGAGATAAGCGAGCCAACCGAGGTGCTTCCACCTGCCCCGGCTGAGCTATTTGAGCCGGATGCCCCACCGGCACCTATGTAGACAGATTGAGCAGAGGGGTTCGGCCAGAGGCACGCAGCAAATTCGCCCCCACTGCCACCATCACCCGCAGTCTGGGAGCCAACTGTGCCTCCGCCGCCGCCACCACCGACAGCGAGGATAACCGCCTTCGTCGCGCTGGCATCCGGCGTGTAGATGCGTGAGGTCGTGAAGACCTGCACTCCCTTGATGCCGCCTGCCGAGAAGCTTTCCAACGCACCGTCGATCGCCGCCTTGAGGCCGGCCGGATGCACCGGCAGGTCTTCGCGCGCCCCTTCGATCGATGCAGCCGTGCTCGCGAAGATCAGCTTGAACAGCAGATCGGCCGACAGGTCCGCTTCTGCCGGAACCGCATCCGTGCCAGCGGAGCCGTTGAGCAGGAAAGCGGCGCCAGTCTTCACCTTGCGGCGCGTCGGCGTATAGTCCGCGAGTGTCTCGGCAATCTGAGCAACGGTCGGATAGTTCGAAAGATCGAGATCAGACACCAAGGCCTCGACGAGTGCCAGCCAATGGCGCATGGAGAACCCAGAACCTACCGGAGTGTCAGGCGCCGCGTTGGCCAACTGGTCGGCCAGAGCGGCCGCGTCGCCGGCAGCTCCTGCCGCTTGAACTGAGGTGCCCGCCGCAGTGGTTGCCGTTGAGGCAGCGCCCACGGCTTCCACTCTGGCCGCTTCGATCTCCACAGCCGTCGGACCGGCTATGGCGCGCCCCGCTCCATCCGAGACGTAGACCGCCCCGGCCGGCACGCTCGCGGCGCCGCCCTCGACCACCACTGAAGCCGCCGCGATGTCGTCGACAGCTAGGGACAGCTCGGCCACGCGCATCGCCGAGCGATCGAGCGCGGCCGCATGGCCGGCGGCATCATAGGTGTCGGTGGCCGTCGGGTCGTAGTCCTGCGTCATCGGCGTTCGCCGGACGAACGACACCTCGCCATGCGTCGCCGGAAAGGCCGGTAGAGGTAGCACCGTCGCGACACCCGCCGGCGAGAGGTTGACGGCGTAATGCAGGCCCAAGGTTAGCGGCAGGCGGGCGCCCTCGTCGGGAACCAGGCTGACCACCAGCTGCGTTTTGGCGAGAACCTGAATGCCGGTCGGGAACTCGGTCTCAGCACCGGTCCAGCCGGCAACAGCACGAACGACGACGGAACTGACGGTCATCGAGCATCTCCAATCAGGGAAGGAAGGCGACGGGGCGCCGGCGAGCCAGGCGACCACCAGAAGCGTTGGCCGGCGTCCTTGGCCGCCTGTTTCTCGATGCGCTGGAAGCGCTCGGGCGCGCGCGGATCGACCATGAGCGCGAGCTGGTCGACGACACCTCGCTGAAACGCGAGCCGCGTCTGCCACAAGGTCGAGCCCGGCATATAGCGGGCGAGAACATAGAGGCCGTCGCCGGCGAAATGCGTCTCTTCACCCTTGGCCCAGAGCTGCGTGTTCTTGATCAGCCAATCCCCGAGCACCGTTTCGACGGCGCCAGCCTGGGGGCCGACGATGGTGGTGGCCCAGCTGTTGCCGTAGCGGGTTTGATCGGCAAACAGGAAGTCGCCGAAGATGCCGAGGCCGCCGCCCTGGAGCACGGCCGCGCCGATCGTCTTTGCGTCGGCAACCGGTAAGGGATCGCGGCCGTTGGCGATCTGCTTGGCCTGGAGCGCCAGTAGCCCCATGGCCGACATCAGCGCAAAGCTGCCGGCGGCATGGCTGAGGCGCCGGCCATCCCAACCGCGCGCAAAGGCCCTCATCATGTGGGCGGTGACGAAGGTGGCCGTGAAGGACTTGTAGAGCGAGACCGCGCGGCGGGCCTCACCGCCAACGGTGCCCGGCCGGCTTTCGCCAAGCAGCAAGGCGCGGGTGAGCGCATCGCTCTCGATCACCGCGAAGGTCATCTCCGTGTCGACCATGCGGGCGATCGACGCCGCAACACGCTTGGCGTTCTCGCTGCCGATCGCCGCCACGTCCATGTGGCGGATGAACTTCGCACCAGGGCGAGGCTCGAAGGGCGTCGCCTCCCCCACGAGTTTCCAGTCGTCGGCGCCGATGCCGTAGCGCTGGAGCGTGTCGCGGAAGGCCGGCGAGAGGTCACCCCATGCGCGGCCGGCGTCGCGGGCGAGCTTCGCCTGAAACTCCATGCCGAAGGCGTTGCGGAGCGTGGCCGTCCAACGCCGAAGGCCCGACGCGCGAATGACGGCGCTCGACGCCTTCGAAGCCACACCTGTGCGGATCGCCTCGCCCATGAAGCGGTCGCCGGCGCGAACATCGCCGGCAATGCTGTCGGCGATGAAGCCATGCTGGAGTGCGTCAATCTCGGCACCAGGCCGGGCCATGTCGCCGATCGCCCGGCCGAGCACCTTGACGGCCGACAGGTCGTTGAAGCGCGCCGTCATGGCGAGCAACGCCGGATCGGTGATCGAGGAAATGATGGCCGAACCGAGTTGCGAGGACACCAGGAGCGAGCGCATGTCGCTCATGGCATTGGCCACGCCTTCATGCACCGGCCGGTTGGCGTCGCCCGTCACCACCTGGCTCCAGATGGCGTTGATCTGGTTGCGGCCAGCCTCAACGGTGTCGCCGATCTTGTGATTGCCCCGCAGCGTCTTCACGAAGCCCTTGGCGTCCGCCATCGAGCTTTGCGAGGCAAGCCGGCCGGGCTCTCGATCAAACAGGCTGTCGATGTAGCGCTTCAGCGCCGCCGGGTTCGGCCCGAGCACTTCGAGCTTGGCGATGTCCGAGGCCATGCCGTCGATATGATCGAGCATCGCCTGGTAGACGGATTGATGCTGGCCGAAGGTGGTGGCGTAGGACATCCAGCTTTCGGGATCGCGGAACAGCAGCACGCGCGGATCGGCGCGCATGTTGGCCAGCGCCGGCCGGCCGTGGACGGCCGCGCTCGGCCCGCCGTCGAGACCCTCGTTCACGATGGAATCGAACACCTGATCCAGCAGCTTGTCGAGCTTGCCGGGCGACAGCGTCCGGCCGGTCGCAAAGCTCACCATCTTGTCGCGGTCGAGCGTCTTCTTGACGAAGGCCTTCCACTGGTCACGGCCGGCGGTGCGCACCTTGGCGGCGTCATGGCCGGGGTTGGCAATACGCCAATCCTGGCGGAAGGGGATGGCGCCGCCGGCCTTGTTGAAGGCGATACGAAGGTGCTCGGCCGTCTTCGTCCAGGCCTCGGCAACGGCGCGCGCACTCGCGTTGCCGGTCGCCGCTCCCCAGAGTTCGCGGAGCACGTCGCCCTCAAAGGCCGTCTCTGCCTTGAGCCCGAGCAGCTTCGGCCGCATGGCACCAATGGCGCCAGCAAACAGGGCATGAGCTTCGGCGCGGATGCGATGGCTTGCCGCCACCACGTTGTCGAACCCCATGCCGATCTCGAAGGGGTCGCGGACCAGCATCGAGCGGATCGATGCGGCCAGCGGCAACTTCAGGAACAGCGGCGCCTTGTTGTCGGCCGCAAGCTCTCCCACCGTGTCGGTGTAGGCGGTCACCCGCCGCATGACATCGGCCTGGGCCTTGGCCGTTCCGAAAGCGAGCTGAGCCTTGTGCGCGGCCTCCGCCGCAGCCTCGTCGGCCGTCTCGATCGCGGCCTTTCGCATGGCATCGCGGGCCGTTTCGCCCGCAGCCTTGAAGTTGGCCTCGGCCTCGTCCAGCCAGCCGAGCAACACTTTCCCCTTCTCGGGGTCGACGGCGCCAGACGTGATCTTGGCGGTGAAGCAGAAGCGGGGCGAGACCATCAGTGAATTCCGTTTCTGATCAGGCAATCGGCAAACTCGGCGGCGACGGCGGCATCGGCGTCGATCTCGTCGAGCAGCTGGCGGGCAGTAACCTTGCGCGTGGTGCCGTCGGGCGCGTCGAGTTCCAGCTCCATGTCGCCCACCTCGTCGACCAGGCGTCGGAGATCCTCGTGAGCGACGCGGCCGGCGTCGACCTGTTCGGAAAGATGCGGCGAGACCTCCCGGCGGCCAGTCGTTCCGCTATCGGGGCGTTCGGTCACCGGCGCGGCGACTTCGTCGGCCTCGCCAGCAACCCGGCCGGCGGGGATGGGAATGTCCTCGATGTCGGCGCCGGCGATCTTGGCCGCCGCAAAAGCCGCCTTGGGTGTCACCTCGAAGCCGAAGAGGTCGGGGCCGTCGCCGGCGCGGAGCGATGAACGAAACAGGCTCTGGAGACGCTCGGCCACCTTCTCGCGGCCGGCCGCGATCGTCAGGCCGTCATCGTGGAAGAACAGCCGCACGGCGTCGGCCACAGCCTCGCGCACGGCACCATGTTCGATATCAGCCTGGTGGATCAGCGCCACGACCGGCTCACCGGTCTTGCGGGCGCGCTCGACCAGGCGGTAGGCCTCGACCACATCCTGGGTCGGATCACTGAAGGAAAGGCGCCCCTCGCCGGCGGCCTGACGAAGGCGGGCGGCAAGCGGTGCCGTGTCGCTCAAGGCGCCAATGATCGCCTTCGAGCTGGGGTCGATGGTCTCGTAAAGGCTCCGCACGACATCGGGCGCGTCGAAGCCGCGCTGCACCAGGGCGGCCGTCAGCCGATCGGCGCCAGCCTGGGAGAGATAGCCGTCGGCGGTGACGAGGTCGCCCATTTCCTCGGGCGTGGCCATGCGCTGGAGCGCCTTGCGGGCAAAGCCGGCGTTGCGCACCTGGCCGGCCTCGCCGCCGGCGAAGGCGTCGAGCACTTCGGGCGTCAGCACCTTGGCGTCAACGGCTGCGCGTTCGGATGCGGACAGGCGAGCCGTTGCCGTCCGGTTCGCTTCGACGGTGAAGGCCTGCCGATCGGCCGGAGACAGCGCGGTTTCGCGAACGCGGACCAGCACGGGCTCTTTCATGCCCTTGGCCTGGCTGAAGCCGGCGGCGACGAGTTCCTTTCGATAGGCGTCCGCCCGTTCGGGAACACGCGCATAGGCCTCGCGGATGCCAAGCACGCGGCCGTTTCCGCTCTCGACCACCGCGTCGGGGCCGACGACGGGCGCGCCCTCTCGGGCGGTCGGGGCGTCCATCAGCAAGCGCGGATTGAGGTTGGCGGAGATCTCCGCAATCTGCGCCTGGCTCGCCGGCCGCGACCGGTCGCGCGGCTGAAGTTCCGCCGGGAACAGCGGGTTGGTAACCCCGGCCGTGTCGTGGCTGGTGATGAGCTGCTCGGCCTCGACCACCTGCCAGCGGGTCTTGAGGGACTGGCCATCCCCCCACACCAGTTCATTCGCCCTGAGATTCGGCAGATCGGGGACATCAGACAGGGGCTGGCCGCTGTTGATCGCCGCCCTGGCCATCGCCTCGCCGTCAAGAGCGGCCGTCGCCGATCGAGCGTCGGGCATGCCGGCGGCGGGCAAATCTGCCCCCTCCTGGAAGCGGGCGACAGCGGCCGCGTCCTGCGGCGACATCTCGGCCCGGGATGCCGCCGGCGCCTCGGCCTGTCGCGCGGCACGCGCATCGAAGCGGTGCATCAACGCACCGGCGGCACCACCGATCGCGCCGGCCAGGCCGATCGACAGCGCCGCCTCACCGAGCGAGTACTCCCCGCCAAGGCCGGCCCGTTCATGCTGGATGATGCCCTGTTCGAGCGCTTCGGTGCCAGCGTTGACCGCCGCTTCCCCGCCGGCGCGCGCCAGCAGGCCCACACCTTTGCCGGCCGGAATGGCCATGGATGCGAGGTTGATCGGGTCGGCGATGTTGGCAGCAAGCCAACCTGTCCAGGCGAGCGCGTTGGCGCTGAGGCCATAGGTTCGCGAGGCATCTTCCGACAGCTTCTGCTCGTGGTCGCGCCAGAGTTCAGAAGCGCGCGCGCCGACATCGATGTGCGGTTCGATCGCCTGGCGCTGGTCGGCCGGCAAGCTGGAGATCGCACGCGCGAGCTTGACGGTGGTGGCAACATCCATATCACCAGGTCGCCACAGGCCCGACGCATCTGAGCCCATGGTCTCGGCCGCCCATCCGAGCAACTCGCGGCCGGTCGCCTTGCGGAACGCCGATTCCAGCTCGTTCGCCGCCTGCCCCTTGAAGCCGGCGTAGGTGGTCGCCCAATCGACGGTGTTCCAGCCGGCACCGACAAAGGCGTCCCAACCGGTCAGCGGCGCGTCGGCCGGCGCCACGGCGTCGCGGCGGGCGATGGTCTCCGACCAGGCGGCATCCCAAGAGGTCATTGGTTGCCGAGCCCCCGTTTCACCGGCGCCGGCGCGCCCTCTGGCGTCACCGCCGGCGCCTGACTGCCAAGGCCACGCGGCTCGCGCACGAAACGTCCCCGCAGATCGTCTAGCGTCGAGAAGTCGAGCTGAAGTAGACCGCCGCCCCGGTTGGCCGTCATGACAGGCCGGAGATCGGCGCCCTGACGCAGATAGACGCCATAAGTCGTCCCTCCGAGCGACGTGGGGCGGAGCACCGCGTTATGCCGGATGAACGCCGCGTCAAAGATATGGCCGCCTGGACCGAACGCCCCACCTGCTGCCTTGAGATCGTCGTCGGTGAGGCTATCGAACAGGCCGGAGAAGCGGGACGCCGTCATCCCCTGCGGCGCTGGAACGTAGGCCTTGTTTATACTGATGAACCCACCCGTCACCTTCTCCACGGCCGCCTGATAGGCGTCGGTGTCGTGGCCAGTGAACAGCGTCTCGCCGACGGCCCGGTCGGCGACATAGATGGCGGTTGCCGCATCGGCGATGGTTGCCTGAACCGACGGCGGATAGGTGTCGGGCGCGAGCTTGCCGAGCGTGTCGGCGAGGCCCTGCTTGATCGTGTCGGCGTTGGCCTTCACATCGGGGAGCTGCATCAGCTCCTGGCCACGGAATATCTGCTCGGCGATCGCCGGCCGATTCTTTCCGACGAGACCGGCCACGATCATCATGTGCGCTTCGGCGCCATCGGCCATCTGCTCGACGGCACCGGTGAAGGCGCGAGCGTCCATCGCGCGGGCCATGCCGGTCACATACTCGGCCTTGCCGCCGTTGCCGAGCTGCGACCAGTGATCTTTCACCGCGCCAAGCTCGGCCGCCTGGAAGGGCTTCACCGGGGCGCCAAGATAGCCGGCAGCAAGGCCCGCCTGTTCACCGCGGCGGCCGAAGCTCGACTGGAACTGAGGCGAGGACGGCGCGGCATCATAGGCAAGCGGCGCGGTCTGGAGTCGGCCGGCACGCACGGCAACCGACACCGGGTCACTGTCGCGCTTCTGGGCCATTTCCGACGAGACCGCCCGCATGGCATCGAGCCGCATCTGCTCGATCGGCGTGACGAAGGGCACCGCTGCAAGGCGCCCTTCCTCGGCCGACAGTGCCTGTTCAAGCTGGCCCGGCGGCATCCGCCAGGCGGCCGCCACGAAGGGCGCCACCTGTTCGGCGCGCGACAGCTCGCGAAGTTTGAGCGACGAGGCAGCATCGCCGGCCGCTGCCGCAGCGGCCAGGGTTTGCTTGGTCTGGGCGATCAGGGCCGGGTCAGCGCCATAGCCGTTTGCGAACAGCTTGGCGATGTCGCCGGCGTCGTCACGCGAGACGGCCGCAAGATCGAGCAAGATGCTTTTCTCTGCCGCCTTGTCGGTCTTGGCCTTGTCGGTGAAGGCGGTCTCGGCCCGATATCGCCCGGTCGCCGACAACGTCGAGCCCATGGGTTGCCCGAGGCGGCCGAACACCGAGCGCACATAATCGGCCGTCTCGGCAATCGGGATGACGGAAGCGAACTCTTCTGCGGTGAAGGCGGGGCCAAAGCGGCGCACCGCTTCGTCGCGCCAGGCATCGGCGCGCGGCGTCTTCTCGTTGCCGGGCCCGGCGTTGTAGGCGGCGAGTGCAACAGCGACATTGCCGTCGTAGCGGTCGAGCATCCCCTGAAAGTAGGTGAGCCCCAGTTTGCGGTTCAGCTCGCCATCGGTCAGGAGCTTGGTTTTCAGCTCGTGGTCGGACAGCGCCGCGATATCGTTGAGCCCGAGCTGGCGAGCAACACCGCGCGCCGTGTCCGGCATGATCTGGGAGACGCCGAGCGCGCCCATGGGGCTGACGGCGTTGGCTCGGCCGCCGCTCTCCTGGGGGATCACCGCACGGTCGAAAATCGCGGCGGCCGTGCCGGGGTCGCGGATGCGGCCGATGGTCGAGAAGCTCGCGCGATCATCGCCGGCGCGAATGCCAGCGAGCGACTGTTCCTCGACGGCAGCGTCGGCGCCGGCGAGGTAGCGCTGCCGGTCGGCCGGATCGAGCGAACCGAAGTTCGCCGGATCGGACAGAAGGGACTTCGCCTTTTGCGGATCAGTGCGGATCATCTCCATCACCGCGCCCTGTTCGGTGGTGGCGCGGAAGGTGAGCTTGCGCTGCTGGGCCTGCACCGGCGTGATGAGGCCGTTGTTGGCCATCCCATCAATCGCCTTGTCACGGTCGGCCATGATCGCCTGGCGTTCGGTGTCGGAGCCGGCGCCAAGAACCCGCTTGAAATAGCTCTGGTCGGCCGCATCGAGTTTGGCGACGGCGGCCGATGCCTCATTGCTGCGGGCCGCACCATGCACGGCACCGCGCGCGGCGAGCGACTGGCGCTGGAAATCGAAGGCGAGCTGCTCGCGCTCGCGCGGATCACTGACGAGGGCAAGCGAATCCTGGCGGAGCTTTTCTTCGGCCGTCTGGAACTCGCCGGGCGCCGACTTGTAGTCGGGGCTTTCGCTCCATTTGGTTTGCAGCTCGTCGAGCCCCTGAAGGTATTTGGAGCGGGCGCCAATGCTTTCCGAGCCGTCGCGAAGCTGCTTGTTGTAGTCGGCCACGACGCCGACCGCCTCGCCGAAGCCGGCGACGGCCTGGCCGAACGAGGCGAGCCCCCGGCCCAGCGCATCCGCCGGCGTCACGTCGGGCATACGGCCAGGACCGGGCGGGGTTACCTGCGACTGATAGGTCGGTGCCGGCATGGTCAGCTAAGCCTCCACGGACTGGTGTCGAAGCCCGGTTGGCCATAGGGCAACTGGATGGCGGCGCCGGTCGCATTGCCGGCCGACGGCGTCGAGTGCAGGCCCTGCCATTTGTAGACCGAGGCGCCGGCGTTCAGCATCGTCGTCGCCGCGCCGAAGATGCCGGCGAACATCGCCTGTTTGGCCTGGCGATCGGCGTTGGCCGCATCGACGCGATAGGTGGTGGCGTCCCGAACCGCGCCATAGCGGGTCAGAAGCGCATCCACCTCGCCGCGCGCGGCCGTGTTGGCGGCAAGCACCACCGGGGAGCCCACGGACGGATCAAGACCGCTCGACGCGAAATAGCTCTGCTGGCCACCGAGCACGCCCGCTACATCGCGGCGGATTTCCTGCTCGCGATAGGCGCCCTGGGCTAGCGCAAGGTCGGCGTTCTGGCGGGCGAGTTGGCCCTGTATCTTGGCGGTCTTCGATTGCTCGATGCCGGTCATGATCTGGCCGGCGCCCGACAGCGCGGCGCCACCAACCATGAATGCCGTTACCGGGTCGATGCACATCAGCCACCCCCAAGGTTGAGTTTCACGTCGGGCGAAAGGCCGATCAGGGTGAAGGGCAAGGCGCCGTCGCAGACGAGTTCGATGGTGAGTTCGGCCCCCTCGGGCGCTTCGCAGGTAACCCAGGCACCGCCCGTCTTGAGGGCTACGGCCTTGTTGGGCTCGCCGGCCCAAGGCACGACGATCGGCTCGGACAAGCCGCCGTTGATCGAGACGGCGCCGCCGGCGCTCTCGTGCATCTCGACATAGACGTTCTTGGCTTCCTTCGCCTCGCCCTTGGAGCTGCCCTGCTGCGTCATCATCTCGAACGGCAGCGTCTTGGCGCGGGCGACGATCGGCAGGCCGACCAGGGCGTGACTGGCGGGCCGCGTCAGCGTGATCTTGCCGTCGGTGACGGTCGGTCGCTCCTTGCGCTCACCGCCGTCGGCGAACACGACAACGGTCTCGCCCTCAAGATGATCGAGGCCGGAAAGCTCGGTGGCGGGAGGGCCGGCGTATTCCAGGCCACTGTCGACGAACCAAGCTCCGGTGGCGCGCGCGTCGTCAGGGTCGACGGCGTCGAAGAACACCTGGAGCACTTCGAGATATCGGCGCGTCGCCCCGTTGATCGTCCGGCGAACGATCATCCAGAGTTCATGCACCGTCGTGTCGGCCGACCGGATCGCCGTCACCTGTTCAACGACGCCGTTTTTGAAGGTCTGCCGCTGCCAGCCGACAACCTTTTCCGAAGGCATCCACGTCATGGTGGCGAAGGTGCCGTTGGCAAGACGCACCCAGACGGTACGGTGAGGGTCGCGCTGATAGGCGAAGTCGACGGCGCCGGGCTTCAGGAGATGGCCCGCGTAGAGGCTCGGCTCGACCGTGCTGAGCTTCTCGGTCAGGCGGTCGACTTCGGTGAAGTGAATGCGCCGCCGGCTCGAGCCGATGAACAGCACGCCGCCGTCAACCATGAGCGGGATTTGCCAGGCCGATCCTTCCGAGCCGTCGGGAAGCGCGCGAATCTTGGTCGGGTCGCTGAGAGGGTCGGTCGCCGAGGATCCTCGGATTTGCCACTCGCCGTCGGCGGTACCGGCAACGACGCCGCCGGCGGGAATGGCCCAATGGATGCCGACAAGCGAGCCGTCGGGCGAGGCAAGCCGGCCCGATAGCGATGTCGCCGGCGTCTCGTCGAGTTCGAAGCTGAAATAGTCGCCGGCGTAGGTCAGCCACCATTCGTCATTGCGCGACCAGAACATGCGCTGATCAATCTTGCGCAGATTGTCGGGCCAGCCGCGAACTTCGGACCAGGCCGCTTCAAACCACCGGTAGGTCGGTGCCGTGAACAAGGTGGAAGGGACAGCAGAAACAGCGGTCACCTTGGCGACGGTCGCCGAGACAACCTCGGTAACCCGCACATGGCACTTGCCGCTGTGAAGATACTTCCAGCGCGCCTTGCCGTTGCCCGAGGTCACTTCGCCTTCGGTATGCACCGGGGCATTGGCGCCGGAGTTGATCGGCCCGTTGGTGCATTCGTAGACGTTGGCGCCGAAGCGGCGCTGGGCGCCCGTCGCAACATTGTCTTCGAGCGCCAGCCAGGTCGGGACGCTATCGAGCGTCGGCTCATCGATCCGCCAGAGCGACCCCACATGGCCGGCCACGAAAGTCGCCTTGCTCGCTGTGACGGTGAAACTCTGGCCGGCAAGGGCCGAACAGGTGAAGGTCCAAGTCTTGTCGACATTCTGGAGCCGGTAGGGACCGAAGCTCTGCTCATAGGTGGCGAGCGTCCAGTCGGTCGGGCCATGGCGAACGAGCTGCTTCGGCGCGTGCCCCTTGCAGCCGAGAAAGACCGTGTCGACAGACTGGGCATAGCGCACGTTGTCGAGGTCGGCATCGGTGTAGGGCAAGCCCGGCAAGGTATAGGGCGCGCCGGCGGCGGTGAGATAGCCGGTGAGGCGGGCAACACGCAACGTGCCGGCGTTGATCACCAGCACGGCCTGGTCGTCATTGCCGGCCTTGAACGGGATCAACAGTGCCCGCTGGCTCTCGTCGAACACCCGCTCGGCGAAGCGGGTGCCCGGCCGGCGGGTGATGCCGCGTTGCGCGATGCCGACGAAGTTCTCGATGCGGCTGAGGCCGGTCTGGGTCTTTTCAAGATCATAGGCCGCCCGTAGGAGGGGCGTGATCTCGCCGCCGGCGAAGCTGATCTTGTCGACGATCATCGGCCGCGCCTCGCGCTGATCCATGAGGTGGTGCGGCTGATCTGCGACGGAGCACGCTCGCGCGCGTCGGCGCGCTTTGCCTCGGGCAAGAGTTCGGCCGCGACCTGGTGGGCGCGGTTGGCGGCAGTGCCCGACCTGGTGCACTGCGGCGCACAGACCTCCGCGAGCTGCTGGACGAAGATCACCGTGAAGTCAGGGCTCCACCGGATCGGATCGACGACGCGGCGCGTGAACAGTAAAACCGGCGCCTCGACCGCCGTGTCGAGGTAGCGGACGAGTGGACCATCAGCGGAGCCAGCCGCTGTCACGGCCCATTCGTCCGCTTCAAGCCCCGGCACCGATCGGACGACGAGGCAATCCTCGGGCAGGAGATAGCGGAAGCCGAAGGGCTGGTCGGCCGGCACGCCGGCGAGCGAAAGCGTCGCCTGGGCAGAGGCGAAGTTCCACGAGGTCTTTTTCAGCAGGGCATCGCGGACAGTGCCGAAGTGTCGCTTGACCACCCTCGCCGCCGTTCGCGCCTCATCAAAGCTGCTGAGGCCGGCCACTCCGATCAGGGAGAGCGCGGCATTGGCGGCATCAAGTTCGGTCGCGATCGGCGGCAGGGCCATGGCTCAGGCCTCCTTGGTCGGCTGCGCTTCGACAACGGCCGCCAGCTCGGCGACGAGGCCGGCAAGTTCGCGGACGGTGTCGGAGCCGGCCGCGAATGGGTTGGCGTCGAGCCGATCGAGGATCAGCGCCGCGCGGCCGGAGACCGTCTTCGGCGCTTCCGGCTCGGGCGGGTTTTCGGTGGTGGTGGGCTTGCTCTTGTCGGTCATGGCCGCACCTCAGCGAAGGTCGACGAAGGGCAACACGAAATGCACGGTACCGGCGCCGGTAACGGCCGTGTTGCAGGTGAAGATCAGGTCGATCTCGCGCGAGGGATCGGTCGGGAAGCCCGCGAGCTGCCACGCCCGCTTGACGAGGTCGGCGGACACGACGGACAGGAGCGGGTTCTTGGTCGCCGCCGCGTTGAAGGCCGCGGCGTTGATGAGCGCGTTCGGGCCGGGCACGGTGTCGAAACCGAGCGAACCGCTGGTAAGGCCGGCAATCGCATCGTGGGTGATGAGACCAGTCGGCAGCAGGATCGCCGTAGAGGCGATCTTGCCGAGATAGACCTTGCTCGTGGCGTCGTCGCCGGCGGCGAGCTGGAACGAACCGGTGATGACGCGCTGAGGGTTGCCGCGATAGATGGCGAGCGGCTGCTTGAAGGTGCTCGGGTCGGGATAGCCCTGAGCATACTTGATGTTGACGGACATGGCCGCCTCCTGAGGTCAGAAGATGAGGAAGGATTGCCGCCGACCGGCCGGCCGACGGCTGGGGTGCGTCAGGGCTCCAGGCAATCGATCATGATGACCTTGCCGTTCTCGCCGCGCGTGGCGCCGAACCACTCTTCCATGTAGGCCTGCACGCGGAACTTCTTCTGCGGATTGCGCTCGATGTTGGTTTCGAGCGGATCGAACTCGGCATAGTGCATGCCCGACTTCACCCAGAGCGGGCAGCGCCGCTGCTTGGCCGTGCCGTTGGTCGGCAGGTTCTGGTCGCGAACGAAGTTGATCGGACCGAAGTTCACGACCTGCTGACGCGCCGTGTCGAGCACCGCCTTGTCGCGGTAATCCTTCGACGTGTACTGGAGCAGGTTGTAGAGCTGGTTTTCCTGCTTGGCGCCGATCGACATGGCGATGATGTCGCGTTCGAGGTCGACCTCGTTGGCGGCAAGCAGGGTGAGCGCATAGTTCAGCTTCTCGATCGTGAGACCAACGTTGGCCGCCGCACCGCTGGCGACGTAGTTGGTGGGTACGAGGTTGAAGTCGGCCGTCAGCGTCAGCGCCTCCGACGAGGTGCCGTCCTGGCCGACCAGGCGCGGGCCGAAGAAGGAAGAACGCATGATGGAATCTTCGCCGCGCGCGATGGCGGCCGCGCCGGTCTGAACATAGGTCGACGTATAGTCGGTCATGTTCTTGACCTGCTCTTCCTTCTCGACGAGCTTGCCCCACTCGACCTGGCGAGGCTTCATCCACGTGTCTTCGACGCTGCCCTCGATGGACGGGGTGTCGCCGCCTCGGGCGCCGTCGATGATGGCCGTCTCCTGGCCGACGACTTCGATGGCGAGGGCCACGCGGCCCTTCAGGTTGGGCTGGAAGGTGAAATAGTCGCGATAGCGCGAACGCTTCTGCTGAAGCGCAAGCGTGACGTTTTCCTGATAGCCGACGCGCTGCGCGTCGGTGATGGGACTGAAGGCCATGGCCGTCGTCTCCGTACGAAAGGAACACTGATGAGGGGTTCGTTTCGGCGAAGGTGCGGCTGATCACCCTTGCGGGCTCTGGCGGGCGACGCCTGTCGTTTTACGCCTGCGGTCGGCGGACGCGGTAACGGTGCGACACCGGACGGGCAAGGGGCACGGACCCAAGGTGCGGTCGATTGTCAGCGCGAACCATTGCGCTGCCGTAACTAACTCAACATACCCGCAGAGGTGACGTCGACGCAACAAGATAGAAGCCACCATCGACCACGGTGCACTGCAAGCCAAACGCGCTATACTCAACCAAATGATCTGAGTCGTTCGGCAGAAACAAAGCTCTATTACCTTTGCGTCGCAGCAACGGAACGGGCGGTATAAAATTGCGAAAACTCAGATTCATTTCAATAAGTTTACTGTATTCCGATAGCCAGAAAGTCTGTCATGCCATCCTTGAAAGATTTCATAGCAGCTCTTCAATCTGGCTGGTTCCCGGCGCTAGCTTGTATAATTGGTTGCACGATAATAATCGCGGGTGATTACTATCAGATTAAGTACCTAGATTCTGTACCCGAATGGATAATTCTGACAGCAACATTGCTTTGGGTTTTCTCATTTGCGATTCTGGTCGCAAACATCGCTTACATCCCAGTTCACCTTTGGAAGGGAATGAAGAGAAATAAAGCCAAGTTTGAACAAAGTGTTTCACTTATTAACAGTGTTATTTCTGCCCCGCCAGAGGAGCGGGCCGTCCTCGCATATCTAGCTACCACTGGCCGAAAAGCGTTTATCGCGAGTCTAGACGACACGAAGATAATCCCACTGATTTCGAAAGGCCTAGTCCGAAGAGACACAGGCTATCACAGCGTTCTTGAATGGCCTCACATTGTTGACGATACCGTGTGGGAATATATCACAAGTGATAAGAACAATTTCTATTTAAGTAACGCACACAATATACCGAACCCATTTTCCTGGAGAAACATCGTTTGATCGTATTGACATACGACAGACCGGAGCGACTGGAAATTTACTCAAACCAGAGTGAGATAGAAAATGCCATTAGTGACCGTTGGAGACACAAATCCACTCACCTGGGAATCTTTCATTGAGAAAGCCGAAGAGTTAGCAACGGAGTCAAATCAGAAATCTATAGTAAACCCAGATCAGTACATAATTGGATGGATGTACCGTGGGCAGAAAAACTCTACATGGGGGCTATCTACATCGCTCGAGAGATATGTATCGAGTTGGGGCCTGGACGACCTTTTAGATGTTGATACGTACTTCTCGAAAATTAGATCAATAGTACCGGCTTTAAACTCACTAAATGAGAAGAATTATACTAGGGATATTAGCCCTCCAGAAAGCAGAAATACAGGATGGTCACTGGACACGCTTGAACTTCTCTACTATTTGCGCCACCACGGCTTTCCGACCCCGCTGCTAGATTGGTCAAGATCGTATCTTGTTGCTGCTTTTTTTGCATTCCAAGACGCAACGGAAGATTGTGATGTAGCGATATATGCCTACAACGAGACGATGGTTCCAGTTCGTGGAGGTTGGATTAGAGAACCACAGATCAACATGCTCGGTCCGTATGTCGAGACACACCGTAGACATTACCTACAGCAAAGTGACTACACAGTCTGCATGTCCGAGACACGTGATAAAGATGGGAGAGTTCTAAGGTTCAGAAAACATGACGAAGCGATTCGGGATAATCCATCAGACAACATGATTCACAAGTACATAATACTCGGAAGCGAGAAAAAGAAAGTCCTCCAGAAGCTCGATGAAGCAAACATAAACGCCTATACGCTCTTCGGAAGCGAAGAGTCTCTTGTTAGTATGCTCGCGTATCGCGAGCTAGCAAGAGGACTATAGGTAAAAACCAGTTAATGTGACCCCGACTCTTGGAGCGGGGCCACTTTGCGTTTACCCTTTCGCTATGATGCCGATAAGGCGCTCTCGCGCTGCCTTCACCGCCGCATGGTTCGGATGCGTCGCATCGCCGAGAGCTGCCACGTTACCCGCATCGGCGTTGAAGCGCTGAAGCTCCGCCTTGGCGCCGGCGGCGGTCATGCTGTTGCCGGCCGGGGTTTTCGGGTCGCGAAGCTTGTCCTCGTCCATCATGCTGCCGATCTGGTGGAACAGCTTGACGAGGCCGGGCGAGCCCATGACCTTTTCGAGCGCGGACATGTCGTCGACACCGACGCCAAGCGCCCGCGCCGCCCGGCTGCTGAGTTCGCGGTTCTTGGTGGCATCGGCGCCCCATTCCTGATCGAGCGCGGCATTGAGATCGGCCGTCGCCTTTTCGCCGGCGAGGCCCGCCTGCTCATAGCTGGCCTTCACATAGTCGAGCACACCAGACAGGATGGCCTTGGCCTGCGGCACCGGCACACGCGCCGAATGGGCAGCGTCGACAAAGGCCTGCTCGAAGGCGTCGTTGTAGCCCGACGGGAAGGCCTTGCGCGTTTCCTCGTCGGCCGTCACGGCATAGGCCTTGCGGTCTTCCGTCCAGCCGAGGTCTTTCCAGCCGTCCCACTCGGCGAGCTTGTCGGCCGCCGGCCGCTGGAGCACATTGCGGTCGCGGGCGACATGGTCGGCATGCATGCCGGATTTGAGCGCCGTGGCTACGTCGGCGAACTTCTTGTCGGAAATCCACTTCTGCACATCCGCGTCGAGCCCCTCAACCGACGAGTACCAGGGATCACCGCCCGGCGCCGGCGCGTTAGCGGGCGGATTGCCGGCAGGAGGGTTGCCAGCCGGCGGGGCATTTCCGGCGGGAGGGTTGCCGGCCGGGGGCGTTCCCGCCGGATCGTTACCACCATTGTTCGGGATGTCGTTCTCAGCGCCCATGTCAGGCTTCCTTTTCGTTGCGCTCCAGCCACTGCCAGAGCGTGGCCGGGCTTTCGCTGGCAATCTTGATGACTTCGAGCGCGAGCTGCCTTCGTCCCTCGGCGACGGCAGACGAGTAGGGATCGCCCGGAACGTGGCTGGTGTTCCACACACCGCCCCGTAAGGCGAGATCGGCCAGGAACAGCTTCTGTTCCCCCACGGCCATGTATTCCTGCACGAGCTGGATGCGGTTTTCCCGCTGGCGCCAGACGGACTTCCACCACCGCATGGCGTTGATGATCATCATTTACCTCCCTTGCCGGCACGCTGGCCGGAGAGTGTCGCCGCCTGGGCGGCATGGGCGGCCTCGGCCGCGATGGTGACGGCCTGGCCGGTCTGGTCGAGCGCCTGCTGCTGAGCGACCTGACCTTGCCTGGCCTGGCGAAGCTCGGCGACCGCGCGAGGATCTCGGATGGCCTGCGGTGCGGCGCCATAGGCGTCATGCAGAACCGTCGCCGACGCATCGACATCGACCGTGTCCCACGCTGTCGGATCGAACTGCGCCAACTGAGCGATCGACTGCACCCATTGCAGGGTGGCGCGGCCGAGATTTGCCTTCATGGCCTTGGCGAGCGGCGAGACATACTCGATCGACAGCATCCGCCCCTTCAGCTCGGGCGGGATCGGGTCGATCTGGCCGGCCCGCGACAACAGCTGGAAGCGGCGGGCAATGAAGGGCGACAGGCCGTAGGTCTGGATGCGGACGAGATTCGGCCCCATCAGGCGGAGCTTCTCTTCCTGGAAGCCGAGGAACTCAGTGGCCGTCATCTGCGGCCGGTTCACCAACTGCATGAGCCCGAAATAGAACGCCTCACGGATGGCGTTTCGCCGCTGCTCCGACTGCTGCATGGACAACCGCACGTCATCTCCGCGCGAAAGATGATCCATGAGCCGTTTGCCCTGGTCGTTCATGGTGCCGTAAAGCACCGCGTTCGGGGCGATGTCGGCGGCCGTCAGCACGCTTTCGTCGTTCACGAGAAGCGGCGGCTCGGCCGCATACTGCGCGGCGACGATGTGGCTGCGCTCCATCTCCTGGAGCATCGCCGCATCGGCCTTGGCGAGATGTCCGGGGCCGGTCGGATAGGCGCGGCCCGGCCGCCGGTTCCACTGCGGCACGAAGAACGGGAACTCGTGGTAGCCCGCCGTGCGCTGCCATCCCTTGATGTCCGGCGAGCAATAGACGGACAGGAAGCGCTTGCCTTCCGGCCCGAGCCGCCCCGGCCGAAAGTCCGGGTTGGGGCAGACAGCGTGCACCAGCAGATAGCTTCGAGCGTCATCCAGCTCGGCCGGGGCACCCTCGCCGAAGCGCTGCCTGAGCTGGCGGCCCTTGAGGTAGTATTTGCGGTGGAGGGTGTCGACCATGCCGTAGGCGTCGACATCGATGTAGCACTGGCCGATCGGCAGCACGCGGTCGATGATGCGCTGGTTGCCAACGTCTTCCTCGGACGACATGACCGAGAAGCCCCATGCGCCAACGTCGGCGAACCATGCCGGCGCCTCGGCATAAAAGCTTGAGACCGCCGGCGACAGCGACATGGTGAGCCGTGAGGTGGTCGACGCCAGCCAGCCCTTCACCGAGCCCCATCGGTCCAAGTCCTGGTCGCCGGTCGAAACGCCGAACCACTGATCCATGGGGTTCGTCGCCTGGGTGAACATGCCGCCGGCGAAGGCGTCCAGGGCGTAAAGCTGGGTGCCGTCGAACAAGTCGTCGTAAGCCGGCCTGCGCTTGGTGTCGCCGGTGGTGACGCCGACCTGGTCGGGCCGCATCAGCCGGGCGATCTCTTCCCAATCCGACTCCTCCGGCCGGCGATCGGCTTCGAGCTGCTCCTGGCGGGAGAGTACGGCGGCAGTATCGAGCATGGGCCTTACACTCCGAGCAGGGCTTTGCTGGCGGGGTTGGCCGCTGCGAAGCTGGTGGGGGAAAAGATCGTGGAGGCGAGGCCGCGCAAGCCGGCGAGCTTCTGTTGCTGCCGTTCGGCCGCCTGTCGCGCCTGCTCGCCGTCCTTGCCGGCCTGGAGCGTTGCTTCAAGCTGGGCGTTCGCCTTCTGCTGGGCCGCCAGGGCATCCTTCATGCCGCTGTCGCCCCCGAGTTTCAGGCACATGGGTCAACTCCTTCGTTGGCTCGGCTGGCAAGCTCCGGCGCGGGGTTCAGCCAGGCGTAGGTCACGAAGGCCTCGCCATGCTTTCCGACCAGTGGGTGCCGGCCTTCCAGCTGGAAGCCGAGGCGTTCCAGCCACCGACGAGCGACGGTGTGTCCCTCCCAACAGCGACACTCTGCGCGATTGACGATCGCCGAGAGGGCGTGACCGATGCCCTCCACCTTGGCCCACCTGGTGGCGGCAAGGGCGATCTCCGGCCACCGATCGGTGGCAACCATGTAGACGCTCATCACGCGCGGCGAGGTCAGCCCGCCACCGATCAGCGCGACGGCGTGCCCCTCGTCCGTGGCAAGGCAGAGATCTCCGACGCGGGTGCCGCGACTGGCAATCATCGCCTCAGCGATCGACGTGGCGCTGCCCTCGAACCGCACGGCATCGACTTCGACGAGGTCGCGCGACCGCAAGGCGTGGATGACCTCGAAAATGTCGTCGTCATCGGCATAGCGAACCTTCATCTGGACCTCCGAAGGGGGTTGTAGCGGTCGCCCTGGCCGCGCATCTGCGACCGCCGCCGCGCCTTCTCGGCCTGGATGTCCGACCGGCGCCGGCGAGCTTCGGCCGAACCGAGTTTCAGGCAGCCGTATTGCAGCCCGTCGTGAATGTGGCTGTCGAAGCTCTTGCCGACCGACGTGACATCGTCGGAGCCGGCGAGCTTTCGATACTGGTAGGTCTGATTGAAGCCGCGCCGGATTCCCTTGCAGGAGGGATCGAGCAGGAAACCGGGGCGCCCGTTGTCGAGCGTGCGCGTCAGCGGGTCGCGGACGGCTTCCCAACGCGCATCGGGTTCGTTGGTGCTCGCCAGTTCGACCTTCATGCCGAGCGCAGCCGCGAGGCGCGACCTCGGCGAGCCGTCCTCGGTATCCTCGCCGGCCCTCATCGCGGGGTCGCAGACCACCACGAACTCGCAGCCAGGGAAGCGACGCGCCATCAAGGACAGCATTTCGCGGGCAAGCGAGCTTTCCGAGGCATGGGTGCAGGCGATTTCGGCGAGCACGGCGACTTGTCCGTCGGGCCGCTCCTGGAGGAAGGCCGCCGCTGGCGTCAGACCGCCGTCGACGCCGACGATGATCGGCAGTTCCTTGAAGTGCTCCAGCGTGACCAGCGACATGTGCAGGTCATCGTTGAACTCGGGATAGACGACCGAGATATCGCGCGTGAACCCCGGCAAGGACATGATGAACTTGCGAATCCACCAGGGCCGGCCGCTGTTGATCTTGGCCTGGTGCAGCCAGTAGCCGGCGCCCATAGCCTTGAGGTTCTCGGCGTTGGGTGCGAAGCCCGACGGCTGCTTGAACAGCCGATATCCCGCCTTCAGTTCTTCGAAAAAGTCGCGATAAACCCAGTCCGTGACGTTCGGCGCGTTCATGTCGCCGAAGATGCGCCCTTCCCGGCCGATCAACTCGCGCGCCGGGTCGCGGCCGACACGGCCGACCAGCATCATGAACAGGTCTTCCGGCAAGGTGTCCATCTCGTTGAGCCACACGTCGGTGTACTCAAGGCCCTTGAGGTCTTCCGGGTTCGCCTCTTCACCGAAGGCACGGAAGCGGGCAACCAGCTCGATCGGCCCCCAACGGTCTTCGAAGCGGATCGTGTGTTCGGCCGCGCGCGGCTTAGCGCCCTTCCAGCTGCCGAAGCTCTGCGGCAGCAGCTTCCACCAGCTCGGAATGGTCGCATCCCAGAGGTTGTCATACTTCTGGCGCCAGATGCCGAGCACATAGCGCCGCATCGGCCGGCCCTGTTCATCCGTCGTCGTCGGGCGAATGCGGGTGGCTTCCAGAATGGCTTTCTTGACGCTGGCCGTGGTCTTGGAAGAGCCCATGGGGCCGACGATGCCGACAACTTCCTCGGTCGACACGATGTAGGCGTCCGAGATCGGCCCGGCCGACGAGAACACGTCCGGCACCTGGGCTTTCAGAACGTCACCCAGCGACCCGAAATCGGCCTGGTTGATGGCGGTCATGCCCGACCTCCTGAGACCCCGATGCCCCGAAACCCCGGCCCCGCAGCACGGCCGAACTCGGCTCGCGTCCCGGACAGGAGGAAGCCGGCGGAAGGCCGGACAATCCTTGAAGAGGGGTGGCGGAACTTTTTTGCTACTTTTTCCGGGGGGGTCGGGCGGCCGGCCCTAGGGGGGGTGGTCTGGGCCATCGACACCGGCGCGGCGCCGGCGCGGCGCACCAGGTCGGCGGCTGTCTCGATAGGGTGTGCCATGGCGTCAACCTGTCTCATTTGTCGTCATCCGACCCATTTGAGACGGGTTTCGCTGTCTCGTCGTCCTGCCCCGCTGGCGTGTACCCAATTGAGACGGCACCCGTCCCCGGCTCTGAGGCCGAACTGGTTACGCCGACCACCTCGCCTTCGAGGTACTCCCACGGCGGCCGATCAGGACCGACACCCGACGAAGTCCCGCCGCCGAACACCATGTTGATGCTCGGAACGGCGTTGCCCGCCTCGTCGGTGGCCGCGAGGTTGGGAAGGACGATGCCCTGAAGGCTGTTGGCGATGGCGAGCTGTCGGTCGAAGGCCTCAACCGGCTTGATCTTGAGGTACTCGGCGAGCTGCTCGACCGTCATGGTGAGCCAGGAGATTTTCCAGATCACCGGGTTCTTGCCTCGGCTGAGGACGTATTCCCGGAGCTGGCGCGTTGCGATGTTGGTGGCGCCCTTCGGCCGGCCGGCCTTGCGCTCCCTCGCCTCCGCGTCGGCCACGATCTCGGCCCGCTTCGCCGCGTCCGGGATCGGCGGCGCGAAGAAGCCGAGCTGCTCGCCGTCGGCAGCGGCGCGTTCGGCCGCGACCTCGCCGGCTGCGGCCCGCGCAATCTCCTTCTGAACCCCCCTCTTTCCGCTGTTCTGGTCAGCCATGACGGCCACCGAACAGGTAAGAGGCTGATATTTCGGGATATTTTATTGTCCCGCAACGGCTGCAACACCCCGATTTTGCCGGTGTTGCAAAAAGAAAAACGCTAAGTGATTGATATATATATCTCTTATAGATTCTAGCAACACTGCAACAGCTGCAACGCCCTACGCGCGCGTATAGCATCCTTGGTGTCATCGCAGATCGACGCGCGAAAGAGGTTTCCATATGTGCGCGCGACCCCGTTGCAGGCGTTGCAGCGTTGCAGGTTCCGAATTTACGCTTTCGTATCAGCGACTTAAAAAACAGAGCCCCGATTTTTAGTGTTGCAGAAAGTGTTGCAAACCGCCGCAGGCGTTGCGAGAGGCGGAATTCATCAATGATATGAATGGCTTGCCCGGACCCGCGCGCCGCTGCGGACACCTTCGCGCTTATTCCTGCCTGATCTGCACCTAGACGTGCCGAACAGGACGCGCGCCACTTTTGTCTGTTGACCGGGTTCAGGGGCCGAGAAAAGACCCCGGTTTTCCGCCACTCTCTGCGCTTCATCATGGCCGATCGCCTACCTGTCGAGCTGGAGGAAGGTTCGCGCCGGGATCGACCAGCCACGGCCACCGAGGGCACGCGAGTTTGTCGGTGTGGCTCCAAGGCGCTTCATCGCTTGCGACCAGCCGCCTATCGTGCCGGGCAGTCCGTACCAGGTGGTGCCGTCGAAAATGCGCCTGAGACCCTCGTTCTGGTTCGGCAACGTGACCATGGTGGGCGGTTCCTTGTTGCTGTGCCACTTCTGAGGCTCGGCCTTGTCCGCTCGGCCGGAGACGAAGACGCCGTGCGCTCGCAGGGCGTCGCGGGCCTGGGCAACTGTGCAAGGTGCCTCCCGTTCGTCCCAGCGGCCGTCGACGGCCGCGAGTACCAGTTCCTCGATCGTCATCCGGGTTCCGCCTCGGAACACGTCCAGCGGGACCGACAGGATGTGATTGAGCATCGCCTGGGCGTTGCTCACCTCTGTCGGCCCTTCTCCGCCCTTGCTGGCGAGAAGGGCGTCGGCGAGCATCGAGCGCATGTCCGATGGACAAATCTCGTCGCCGCGCATCAGGTCGAGCAGCGCCAGCACGGTTCCATAAACGTCCTGGCCGCGCGGAGAGTGACCGCCGGTGGCCAGCGCCTGGCGATAGATGGCCAGCGTCTCGGGCCATCGGGACCATTGGCCGATGATGCGCGCCTTGAGCATCGAGCCCCACAAGCGGAGCTGCTTGATGTCCATGACCAACGCATCCCGCCCGCCTAGCGCCTGGAGCTCCAGGACGACGAAGCGGTTCACGTCCTGGCCGAGCAGCGGCGGAATGATGATCGAGCCGAACAGGAAGACGGATTGCGCCAGGAAGGCCGTTGCGGTGTGGTCCGAGGATCCTCGGAGCACGAGGCCACCCTTGGCGGCGACACGGGCAAGCTTCACCAGCTTCTGAACCCTGTCCGAGTTCGGGTCCGGCTCGCTCTCATCGAGCAGAATTGGCCTGGTCGAGAACCCAAGCTCGGACCAAATGCCGGCGGCCGTCGGATCGGTCGACGTCACGAGGGTCTCAGGGCCGTAGAGGTGTTCCAAGAGTTCGAGCAGCGTGGACTTGCCGTCGCCGCTGTCGCCGGTGATCCAGCCATGCGGGCGCCACTTCAGCGCGCCACCCATGAAGCCGGCCGCCCATAGGCCAAGCGCCAGCATAGAGCCGAGCCGGTGGCCGCTGCCGTCATGGTCGACCAGCGTGCCCGTCTCGTCGGCCTCGTTGGCCCAGTTCCAGCTGTCGAGCATCTTCAGCACTGGCTCGGTGCATTCCTTCGCCGGCGCCATGCTCTCGGCCGGCCTGACAACCGGCTGCTGCGCCGAATAGACCTTGTCGCCATAGAGGCCCGGCCGTTGCCAGGCACCGTCGAGCCACACGGCGTCACCGACATGCAGCACCAGGCCGCCGTCATCGTCGAGCCAGGCGCCGAGACCACGGACACGCCGCGTCTCGACGAACTTGCCGCGCGCGGCGGCAGCAGTCATCAGGCTCTCGCTCGCCTGGTCGACCTTCCAGCCGGTTTGCTGCCGCGTGGTCTCGTTGAACTTCGGGAAGGTCTGCCAGAGGAAGCCGATGCGGTCTTCAGCCAGGGCGCGAAGGCCGTTGGCGTTGTGCTCGGACGCCTTCAGCGAGAGAATCTCGCCCGAGGGCTTGAGATAGTAGTAGACGGCGCCAAGCTGGCCGATCGGCACGATGGGGCACCCCTCGGGCAACGGCTTGATGGGGTCCTTGCGGCGCTTCCAGCCATCGTCCTCGGCTGCCTCGTCGTCAGCAGGCGGCGGTGACGGCGGCAGGTCCGGCTCACCCTCGGCCGTCTTGCCTCGGCGCTTCGCTTTGCCTTTGGTCTTGGGGAACAGGATGTCGGTCATCTCATCATGCGAGATGCCCTCGGCCCGGCCGATCTTGCGCGCGAAATCCTCGCCCTTGTCGCGGGCAAGGTTGCGGTAATACTCGTCGCGGACGCGCTTGTCCTTGCTGTCGGGCTCCGCCCGGTCGGGCGTTGCCGGCGTCTCCGCTGCCGGTGCCTGGTCGGCGCCTTCAGAGCTGGCAAGAAAGTCGGCCGAGGAAAATGCGTCGCGGATGCCCTGTAGCGGCGGCTGCGGCGTGGTCATGCCACATCCCCTTTCATCGCCTCTCGGGCGGCGTCGCACTCGGTGCGATACTCCGCTTCGGCGTATGCTGTGAAATCTTTGAAGTCGCCGGGCGCCCAAACCTCGCGAAGGCAGATGCGTCGACGGGCGAGCGTCTCGGCCGCGCGCTCGAAGGCCTCTATCGCGTCGGGCGGGTCGCCCCTGTGGCGGTGCCAATAGATGCCGCCGATCTGCGGCGGAAGGACAATGTTGCCAAGGTTCGACAGGCTGACAGTCGAGAAGGTGCGCATCTCGGGCAGCGCGATCGCCATGGCAACGGCATCCTCAATGCCTTCACTTCCGGCGATCCACTCGCCTTCCGGCGCGTCTTTGATCGGCTTGCCGCTGTCGCCACGCCAAACAGGGATGATCCCGCCCCGATATTCGGAGTACGCCTGTTTGGGTTTACGAAGGTCGGTTGCCTTGCGCATGCCGCCGGCGCCGTCGGGCTCAAGGAACGTCCGATGGATCGAGACGTGACCGAAACCTATGCGGATGATCTGGCCGATCATCCCCGGCCGCTTTCGACCCTTGGTCTGGTACGTCTGGGGACAAGCAAGCGAGGGATGGTAGCGAAGGGCATTCAGCGCCCCCTTGCCGTCCTGGCGCGTCTTGAGGTGCCACACCGGCAGGCCACGGCCGATCAGATAACGCTCAGCCGGCGAGCCGAATAGCGGCACGGCTTCGAGATAGCGACGCTTGGAAGCGCGCAACAGTTCGGCGGCCTTCTTGGCCGCTTCGTCGCTGCGGTCCTTCGTGGCTTGGCGCGCCTGGCGCTCTGCGGCCTGGCGTTCCTCACGGCTCATCCGGTCGACGCCCAGCCAGTCGATCGCCCATTTGATCGCTTCGCTGATGTCGCCGTTGCAGTCTGTCTTGGGGGCGCGGGCAACCAGCGTCAGCAGGTCGCCGCCCTCCCCCGATCGGAAATCCTTGACCCACCCGGCCTTGTTGCCGCGATAGCAGATGCGGAGCGCTTGCCCCTCGCCACCATCCCAGCCGTCAACGAGGTAGTTGGAGCCTTCAACGGCAGCTTCGGGGTAGAGGCACATCACGAGGCTGTCGACCCGGTCGAGCAGGCGTTCCTTGATGGCGTCGATCGAGATCGGATAGCTCACGGCCGTCTCCGCCTGGGAAACGGGTCGGCCGCCTGCGGGTGGTCGGGGCCATAAAGCTTGACGACTTCCCGAACAACATCCGCGCACATCATGCTGATCAGATGGCGACGAGCTGCACCGGGGTTCGCGCGGACGAGCTTGGCGATGGAGCCGGAAACCTTATAGTCGTAGGGGGCTCGCCGGAGTACTTCGCGGACGCCAGCCGGGAAGCTGTCATATATGAGGTACTCGCGCTGCCGACTGACGAACACGCCCTTGCTGTTCGAAGTCATTCCGCCCCCCGGTCGCAGATGATCGCGGCACGAAGGGCGTCATAGGCATTGCGCCAACCGGCGCGCGTGCTCTCACCCTGAGCGTTCGCATAGATCACGATGGTGTCGACAAGCACGGTGATGTCGTGTGCGCTGGCGTCGATCGCCCGGCGTCGAAGCGCCTGCAGCTGATCGAAGCGCCGAAACCACTCCCGATTGTCGCCGCCCTCTGGCGCGCGAAAGCCGGTGACAGCGTCGGTCACGCAGTCGCCGATATCGAGGACATCAGGTAGCAGGGTCACGCTGACCTCCCGAGATGCGGGGCCGCACGGCTAGCGCGGCCCCGCTGCGCTTGGGAGGGAACGCCGGCGGCGGTCCTCGCCGGCCTCTCGCGGGCGCGCTCAACCCCGCGAAAGCTCTTGTCCGGTGTCGCCGACGGCGTCCGGGTTTGCTCAAGCCGATCCAGGGCGGCGAGCAGCAGTTGCCACTTCGGCCAGGTGGGACAGCTCTGCCCGGTCAGCCAACGGCTGATTGTCCCGGTGCCGATGCCAGCTTCCCGCGCAATTCGGTACGGAGCCAGGCCAAGGGCCTTGCTACGCCGACGCACCATACCCATGTCGAAAGGGTTGTTCATGAACGGATAAATCTATGATTTGTGCGGCGGCGTCAACTCCGCATGTGAAATACCGATCACCCACGATCGGTGGGATTGCTCACTCACCCCTGGAATGGAGTGAGCGGATGAGCAAGAACGACACGCTGGAGACCTTCCTTCGCGAGATGAGGGAGTGGGTCAACCACCACATCGCCCGCAAAAAGGTGTCCCTAAACCAGCTCGCACGCGCGACGGACATCGGCGTCGCAACGCTCTATCGCATCGTGGAGAAAGAGGGCAGCACAGTGCCGTCACTCCCAACGATCTACGCGCTGGAGCGCTTCTTCGAAGACAAGGCCCCGGTGTTTGGTGGCGAGATCGAGTACCTAAGCAAAGATGAAGCGATGCCGATTCCCGAAGGAAACGCGCCGCATTTCAGCCTGATCGACGGGCTTAGCCTCTGGAAGATTACCTCCGACGCCCTAGAGATTCTAGGCATCTACAAGGGCGACCTGATGGTCGTCGACATGAACCGCAAGCCCACCCATGACCAGATCGTTCTGGCCGAAATCAAGGACTGGGACAGGGCAGAGCCATACATGATCTTCCGTCGGTATATTGCAGAACCCCTCCCGATGCTCCTCGCCGCAACAGCTAAAACCGACATCCCCAATCAGTTCTTGATGGACGGCAGAAGCACCGCCGTGGTCGGCGTGGTGGTGGGCTCGTACAAGCAACTGCTATCCGCCTGAGCTTGACTTTTATCCGTTTGTGGGAAAATGTCCTCTCGCTTAGTACGCGAGGGAACCCACAATGGCACCCAAGAAGACACCTAGTCCGGATGATGTTGCCCTTGGCATCGCCATCCGCCAGCGGCGAATGCTGCTCGGAATATCGCAGGAGAAGCTGGCCGCCGCCGTCGGTTTGACGTTTCAGCAAATCCAGAAATACGAAAAGGGGACAAACCGCGTCTCCTGGGGGCGGCTCCGGCAGATCACGGCCGCGCTGGAATGCTCCGTCCCTGTGCTGATGGACCTGGCCGACCCCGACAAGAACGAACTCGCCGGCGTCATGGACGCCGACATCCTGTTCGTTGTGAAGTCGCTCCAGGCTACATCGCCCGAAAAGCGCGCGTCGGTTCGCCGTGTCGTCTCCGCCCTGGTGGAGGCCTGACCATGCGGGAACGTGCAAAGACCTACCGCGACGGAGCGGATAAGGTGCGCTCGAGCATTGAGAGGGTCGAGGGCAACTATCCCAAGCTCGCCCTCCGCGCCATTGATCGCCTGGCACCTGTCATCGCTGAGCTGATCGAGAGCGAACAGGGGGCATGCCCGCACTGTTTGGCGCTCGCTATCGAGAACTTCGCCGTCGCGCCGGCGATAGCCGCCCTCACAGCCGGCTTGCCGTTGGAGCTGAAAGGCCAGGCACTCCGATCGATCGTCGACATCAAGTCGGCAGCCCTGGGCTTCCAGTGCGTCAGCGCCAGGGTGGAAGACATCAGCCCCCAGCATGGAGGGCTGCACTGATGGTCACCAAGATCGAGATCACCTTCCCGTTCGACGCCGACCTTCGCGACCGCGACAAGGTCGAGCTGTTCCAGATCGCCGAACGGCTTTGCAACCGCCTGATGGATGCCCGGCCCAAGTCGCGCGCCTTCGTGTCGCGTGTCGAGTTCAACGACGAGAACGCTACCTATACGCTGGCCTGCGCGATCGCCGGCGTGTCCAGCACTGGAGCGGTGCTCGCCGTGAAGCTCCCCCTGCTCGGTGATGACGCATGAGTGTCGCTCTCGTCACCCCCGAAACAGCGGCGACACTTGCTGAAGTGTCGATCGCCTTGGTGAGCGCTGCCGTCGTTCTGGCGGTGCTGACCGTAACCGGCGTTGCACTGTCGACGGCATTGCACATCCACCGGTCTCGGGCGGCCATCGCCCGACACCGCTTTGGAGTCCTTCATGTCCGCAAGCGTCAATAACGTCGAGCGGCTGGCTGCATCTGTCACGTCTCAACCGTCGGCAGTGCAGCTTCGCTTGCTCAAGAGCCTGGGCCAGCCAGGGCATGTCTGGCTGGTCGACAAGACCGGCCAGGCGAAACGAAAAGGCGAGCGCGCATTCGAGCGCACCACCGTGCAGGCCTGCATTGAACGCGGCTGGTCACAACGCAAGCTGGTCAAAGGACATTGGGCCTTGGTGCTGACCGGCAAGGGCGCAACGTGCGTCGAAGCCGCGAAGGTCCGGCAGGGGGGCACCGATGGCCGGTAGCGTCAACAAGGTCATCCTCATCGGCAATCTCGGCCGCGATCCCGATGTCCGTCGCAACGGCGCCGGTGACCCCATCGTCAACCTGCGGCTCGCCACATCTGAGACCTGGCGAGACCGCCAGTCGGGCGAGCGCAAAGAGCGCACCGAGTGGCACTCGGTCGTGATCTTCAACGAGAACCTCGCGAAGATCGCGGAACAGTACCTCAAGAAAGGCTCGAAGGTTTACGTCGAAGGCCAACTGCAAACCCGCAAGTGGACCGATCAGTCAGGCCAGGAGCGCTATTCGACCGAGGTGGTGCTCCAACGTTTTCGCGGCGAGCTGACCATCCTCGACAGCACCGACAGACGGCCGCCCCCTGATCCTGACGACTACGGCTCGACCAGGACAAAGGACGAAGGCGGCAACTCCTACGCTGATCAGCGCAACTCCGAGAAGCCATACCGGCCACCGGCCGACACCGACGACGACATTCCGTTCTGAGGACAAATCATGAAAGACACCCGTTTCGTTTACGGCGCTCGATGCGCGTGGTTCGGCTCGATCTCCGAGGTGGGGCATACCGAAGGCGGCCTGCCCTGCTGTCCGCACTGTGGCTCCGTCCTTTTCGAGGTCTCCGATGAAGAGACCTGGTGGGACGGCGTCGACCGCTACGAGGCGGCCGGCCATCCTGGCTATCGGTCAATGGTCGAGTGGATGCGCGGCCAACACTTCAGAACGGCCGATGAGGCTGCAAACGCCTATTCCGCTCACCTGTCGCGCGGTAAGGCGGACTGAGGCTTCGCCCTGCCGCCGGCACGCCGGCGGCAACACCAAGCACCAGGACGGGACTACAGGAAACATGCTTACCGCTGCCTCTCGCGCAGATCAGGTCACCGACGAAACACCGCTTCGCCTGAAAGAAGCGCTTGCGTTGGCCTGGCCAACAGGTTCGATGACGGAGAGTGGCCTTCGGCGTGAGATTGCCAGGGGGCGGCTCGAATACGAACTCATAGCGGGCAAGCAGTATGTGACACTCCGCGGAATTCGGGAAATGAGGGAACGATGCCGCGTCCAAGCAAAGGAGCCCGTCTCTGGCTCAGACCGGAGCGACGGGACAAGGACGGCCGAATCAAACAGGCTGTGTGGATCATCCTCGACGCCGGTAAGCAGTACAGCACAGGCTGCGCTGCGAGCGAGGTTGAACTTGCGGAGAGGAAGCTAGAACAGCATATCGCCGCAAAGTACCAGCCGATCAGACGCGAACAGGACATAGAGAAGATCGACGTTGCGGACGTTCTGTCGATCTACGTGGATGACAAGGGGCCTGACGAGAACCACGATCCAGTGGCAAGGAAACGCTTCGAAGGTCGCATTGGCAGACTGAACGATTTCTTTGGCGGACTGATGCTTTCGGAAATCACTGGCGCCAAGTGTCGCGAGTACCGAGACCAGAAGGGCAGCGACGGCGGCGCCAGGCGAGACCTTGAGGATCTCCGCGCAGCCATCATTCACCACCAGAAGGAAGGGCTGCACCGGGGCGTGGTGAAGGTCGCGCTACCCGACAAGGGGCTGGCCCGCACGAACTGGCTTACGCGAAGCGAGGCGGCAAAGCTTCTCTGGATATGCTGGCGGACTCGGGAACACCAAGTCCGGCGCCGGCGAGCTGACGACAAGGGACCGGCGGTCGCTACTCGGAAGTACCCCCTGCGCCATCTGGCGCGTTTCATCCTGATCGGTATCTACACCGGCACCCGCGCCGGCGCGATCGCCTCGGCCGCGATGGAACGAGGCGTCGGCCGGTCGTATGTCGACCTTGATCAAGGGCTGTTCTACCGGCTCGCCCAAGGCCGGAGAGAGACCAAGAAGCGACAGCCGCCGGTTCCACTGCCCGAGCGGCTTCTAGCCCACATGCGCCGATGGAGAGACCTCGGCCGGAAGACGGGCGCGCAGTACTTCGTCGAGTGGAACGGTGCGCCGGTGCTCTCGGTCAAGACAGGGTTTCGGTCAGCATGCCTCAAGGCCGGCCTGGGCGAAGACGTGACACCGCACACCCTGCGGCACACGGCCGTAACCTGGCTGTTGCAAGCCGGCGTCTCCATCTGGGAAACGGCGGGGTATGTAGGCATGTCGCCCGAGATGGTTGAGAAGGTCTATGGCCATCACTGCCCAGATCACCTTCAGGTCGCGGCCAACTCGTCGCGCAAGCGGCCTCAGCGTAAGGGTTCAACTTCGGAAACGTTGGTCGTTTCATTGGCCGACGAACGCCGCAAGCGAATAGCAGAGAGGTAA